ATCACTGCGTTCGCATCCACTTGTGTCGAACACCTGTTCTATCAGACTCCCAAACAATAAGGGTATCTGAGACTCGGGCCTCAATTTGAAGCCTGTTGTACGTAGAACAGTGCCAGTAGCTAAAGCAAAGTCAATCGCTTTAGCAAGAGATGGAAGCGTTCTAGTTAGGAACGAAATCCCCTCATTGGCAGTGCGATCTCGGATCTCTCCGAGGTCGCGTTCATGCTCGATGCTTGGATATGCAGATGAACCAGCCACATCGCTGAGGCTGGCAACAAACAAACCAAGATAGAATTCGGTATCAGGGCTCATGCCCCTCCTCCGCTTGGCTTTCGCTAACGGAGGTCCATTTCCTCGCAAGAGGAAACGGCCCGAATGCATCCCATCTATAAGACGAGAGCGTGTCTCCAACCTTCCACGTATCACTACGCTGAAGAATGTAGGCCCTCCGTCTTTTCGGTGTTAAAAGTACGACCGTTAAAAGTCGCATATTTTCACTGAATGAATACGACACGTTATTTATGATGTCCGCATCGACAGTTACGGTGGACTCCGAGACATGAATCTCAGAGCCACGCCATAATATCTTTGTGAACCCAGATGACGCGTAATATTTGATTGATGGTTTTCTTGATTTGAGGCTATTATTAGTTTCCATATATATGGTATTCTATCCTAGCACTCACTGTATGCTGTCAGTCTCAATGAGAACCTGTGTCCTCATCCTTGTGTGATACCTTACATCCGTTGGCCCCGCTCGCTTTTAGTGCTTGCAGGGTTGAGGGATGCGTGAGGCGTTTTAAGTTACGCCTCCATGTTCAGTATCTTGTCAAGCTGGCCGCTGACGCAAAGAACGTCAACGACTGCCCCGACAAGTGTCTGTAGATGTGCGGTGGTGATGTAACCGTTCGATTGAATCGGACGGTCCAACACAAGATAGCACGCCGCGGTGGGCACGACGCCCCCCGTAAGATCCAAGTCGGTATCAAGCCGACTCAAATCAAAGCGTACTAAACTCCGACATCGCTGCTTGAACCCAGATCCCGAAAGAGCATGCCTTACGGTAAGCTCATGGGGTACTGTGGTTGCATTGGCAGCGATGCGCCGCTTAGTTGTATCATTGACAAGTGATGCCACGAGTGCGTAAGTTTTCGCACCCTCGGCACCAGGTTTTGTGGCGCTACCGCTATCGGTAACGACCAAGTCTGAGGTTAGCATTATGTGTGAGTGCCTTTGTACAAGGCGGTTATACGTTATGCTCCCCATCGTTGACTAAGGCTGTCCCGGGTTTCAAATCCGGGGGATGGCCAACAACGACAGGTTGCGTTGTTAGAATGACGCAGAAGTGCGCACTCTACCTTTGCCACCAAGCGCTTTATTAACAAAGAGACTGCCCGCGAGGGCAGCCTGCTTAAGTTTTAGGCGCTTAGTCGTGACCGCGTGGATATTCGGCGTGTGCCGAACGCGGTTGTAGTACGAACGTGTTGCTTGGAATACTTTGTGAACGACAATAGGAGGAGTTAAATTCCACCAGTTTCCTGGTGGTACATAATTCACTATGTCGTTACTCTGTACTCTTACCCAACACTCC